ACGATAACATAGACGCTGTGTCAGTTTTCCTTAAGTAAGGAAGCAACATCGCTGATGTATCTATTTTTCTCAAATAAGGTGCAAGCATTGCAGCCGTATCGGTTGCTGATAACATCTTGTAAGTTCTATTAATTACTACCCCGTTAGGTAGCATCAAAATAGAGTCAACCTTCAATCTCTTATACTGCCATCCGTAGTCTACGCTCTTAAAGTATTTGGTTGTGTCATTTAATTGACCAAATGAACTTGTAAAAGCGAATAAAAAAGCTATTAATAAATATTTCCTCATTTGTATATAAATTGAATTTTTTGTCCTGCTTCAAATCCTGTCCCAAAGGTTATTTCACCCGTTATCATATTGAAAGTATATTCATCTGTTGTTGGATTGCTAACCGTAGGACTTAAGCGTTTGTCACCCTTAAATACCAATAATAAATCCGCAGCAACCAAAGAACTTATTGTAAGTGAATTAGACTCCAATCCGCTTGCTGTATATGTGTAATTCCAAATCGCACCTGGTTGAACTAAGATTGACGGACTATCAATTGGCGTAGGTTCAAATAATAAACCTGTTGCGGGAACTTGACAGCGATTTGCTGTGTAGTTAACCCCAACAGTAATATCCATTTTCATTGCCAATGTCATATCCTCAAACTTCTCCCTAAATGGCTGTACGTTATATTCTGTATTAATAGTGAAATCGTCCTGGTAACCAACGTAATTAAGCATAGCAGAATAGTCCTCCGCGATGCTCATAAGGTCACTCATGACCTCAACTTCATTCATCCTGGTTGCTGTGTCAACGTTTACCAAGTCTAAAAACCAAACAGAAAAATTATACTTGGTTTGGTGATCTGCTTTACTTATAGGTGCGTTGTTTAACTCCACGAAGCAGCATGGATATTTTAGGTCGCCATTAGCCAACCACTCAACCAAATCCCCGAAGAAGAAATGGTTAATTTGCTTGTGGCTTAGTGCCAGGCTTTCTAATCTTTGTACTACTTGGTTTAACGTCATTTTTTTTCTTTTGTAAGAACAGCTTTAACTTCTGTTCGTTTACCTTATTTATGTTTTTGCTCATAGCTTACCATCTTGGTAAATTGCTTTGGTATCTTTCTTCGTAAGTTTTGTACTCTGTTTGATATGGGCTAACATCTCCTAAGAAGATAGGGTTTGAAAATCCTTGTCTTTCAGGGATAACCGTATCGACTCCTGATCCTGGGTTAATATATTCAGGATATTTTGCAGGGGAATTTTGACGTAAATAAAGACGCGCTCTTTGCGCATACTCCTCAGCTCTGTTCTTATATTTTTTAGCAATGTCAAATAGCTCGCTCATTGACGGCTGATTGCTATTGTCTGTTGTTTTTGCTGCGACTCCTTTATTCCAAAATTGATAAGTCAATCCTAATGGCAATTCGCTTATAACATAGTTACAAAGCGCATCCACTAAATAGTCATCCATCAATAATTTATAATCAGCCAATGGAGCAGTATTGATTGAACCGTCATCGATTATTGAAATCATTTTATTGAATAAAGCCGTACCCAATAAAGGAAGCATATACAAATCCTGCACAGCTTTAATCTCAGGGTAAATCAATTTTTCATCTATGTTATCGTGAACTGCTGTTCTGCTTTTAAGCATATTCACGCTTATCATTAATATATTCTTGCTCATCTTACCCCTTTTTAATTAATACGTTAGCTTTCCAAATGTGACGGCAATATGCTGTCGTGCCTTTTCCTTTACCATGATTCCAGAAACCGCCTCGTCTATCCCAAACACTATATCCAACCATTTCACTAATCTTTTCTATTTCTGCTCTTGACCAATACTTGTTTGATGAAACCAACCTAGCGCAGAATGGACGTGTAGTTGGTAGAATTGACGCTCCACCCGCTAACGGGTTTTTCTCGTATGAATAGCGGATAAACATTTCAGGCAACTTAGTTTTTAAACTTCCGATTGCACTTGGCAGCTTTTTAATAGCTTCCTTTACCGCTTCTGTTATTGTTCCGAAATTATCTTGCTTAATAAACGTCTCATAGTCTTGCATATCCTTATCGCTCTCGAAGTTTACTTGCTTGCTTTGTACAACGATATAGTCGTCTGAGCTTTCGCCAACTGACTCAAACATCATTGCAACGTCTACTTCGTTAAAATCTTTGCTGAATTGAGCATCAAATCCTAAGAACGTGTTAACGTCATCATCGCTAAATCCAAACCCATTTTTTAGCATCATTGTAGCCTGTTCCTTAGTCAATTGACCTTTTGTATATTGGCGTACAATTCTATTAATTTGCTGATGCTGTCTACCTGTTAGGTTAGTCAACACGCTATTAACCTCTGACAATTTAGCTGCAGGAGTGCCTGGTATATCTCCAGGAGGAGTTGGCGGCTGCGCAGGCATAGACTTGTCACCAACAGGAGGATCACTATACTTATTTTCATCAATACCCATTTTCTCAAGCAACCACGAACGCGGAGCAGCTTGTAAAAGGGTAGCATCGCTAAACTCAATGCCTACAGGATCAACACTACGAATAAATAATTCTGTTTTTATGCATTTGAACTTAGCTATATAGTTAAATACTTTCTCTAATGTTCTTTGTCTATTTTGAACGTATGTATTATTAAAAATCTCGTATGCAATTCGTAATTCATTTCTTCCACCTAATTTGCCAGGCTCTTGAATACCGAATAGCATAGGGGAAGTAATTTGATGACCTGCAAATATGTTAGCTGCAATAAGGTTGTCTACTTTTTCAAAATCTTCCTTAGTCAAATCACTAGAACCTAAATCTAAAACAGTAGGGGCTTTCGCAGGATCATTATTAAATGCAACAATGATTTTCGAACCGTCTGCACCTGTAAATTTCTTTTCAAAACGTTTTTGAATGTCCCTTTGCATTTCAGGGGCAGGCTCTCCATTAAAGAAGTTAATAAACTTAGACGCTGAAAACCCTGTCTTAGCGTTTGTTAAAGTGTGTTTGCTGACCTCCATATCTGACTCGATATAGTTTATCGATCCGATATAGTTAGGCAATGGATAAGTCCTTAAGCCTGGTCTGTACTCTTTATATTGGAATATTGTTGACTTGGCTAATTTAAGAGGGTTAAAAGAATCAAATTCTTTTGGTTGCTCTTTATTATTGCTCCAATCATTTTTGTAAAAGAATTGTGAACCATCTTCGTTTGATCTAATACGGTTAAAATCTAAATGGTAAATCTCTGCTATCTCAGTACCTAATTTGTTAGGTATCAAATTCAAATAAAACCCACCGAAAATCTCAATGTCAATAGCACACTTTTTAGCAATGTCGTTAAGGCTTTCACCTGCGCTGTTTACCTTAAAAATGAATCTATCTGTCTCTGCGCTTTCTACGTCTGAATAAAAACCTTCTCCGTATATATAATTAACCTTACCATTAATGATAGCGTTATGCTTTGCTGACTTATTATACAGCTTAACTAGGTAATCAGGATAGAGGTTATCTTCTCCGAAATAGGTAAACTTTTTACCTTTTACCTCTTTAAATTCTGGTATTTTACTATCGCTGAATTGGATAGTTATAATATTGTTACCGCTTAATTCATTATCCACCATACTGCTTGAAATTTGTTGCCTCGTCATACTCTGTGAAAGCGAATGGCGTTGCTGTGTTTAAATCCATTTTGCCGTTTTCAACCATGCTTGTCGTCCTTGAAATATCTTTATTTACAAAACTTATCTGCTCGTAAACTTGATAGGTATATTTACCGATTGAAGCATGAAGGAAATAGCTAGAATCAATTAAAAATTCATTAAATCTTTTAGGATAGCCGCTAAGATCAGCCGCACCTGGTATGACAAATGAAATAACCTCTTTTGTGGTTTCATGTGTAAACACAAACAGATAATAAACAGGAGTAGATAGCGTTGTCTTTTCAGTCAACGTCACTATGATATTACTTGTCTGTCCTTTTACTAATTGAATCATCTAACTATAAATAACTAAATACTCTATTTGTGCCAATAAAAAACCCCCACCAATCGGCAGGGGTCTAACCTTTACAATATGCAACGAACTATGAACCTGGAGTCAATAAAGCTGTGATAACACTAGAGGAAACCTCTTGCGCTAAATTTGGCTCGCTACCTTCGAAATCTAAGTCGTAACCATTTCTGTCACCCATTTTAGTACCTGATGTACCTTTAACAGTCTTTAATACAAGACCGTTAGTAGCACCCAATAAGAAACCTTTTCCGTTTCTGTCAATTGCAACAGCTACTAACAAGTTCTTTGCTAATAGTTGCAACTCATTACGAGTGTTTGCTTGCATTTTATTTAAAGCAACAGTCAACTTTTGTACTGAATACAAAGTTCCGTTTTCTTCATTACCTGTTAAAGTATCGTCAAACATTGCTGTTTGTTTTACTAATTGGTACTTATAGAAACGCTTTCCTGCAGCCTTAGTCATTGCAGTAACAACACCGCTCGCCTCTGTGAAAGACGATAAATTACCTAACTCGATGAAGTAGACTTCTTTTAAGCCACCCACCGCGTCTCGGCAATCTAAATTATAATCTTGTGTTAATGCACACGCCATTTTGAGGAATTTAAAATATGATAAAAAAGGGAGTCTTACGGGACTCCCGTCAGTTTAATTAAGCTAAAGTGAACTGTACAACTTCGTTAGGGAACGCTATGTTTACACCTAATTTCCACTCAGATACGAAACGAACTTCCATTGCTTCTTTAGCATAGAAGATTTCCCACTTATCTTCTTCGCCTAAGATGTCACAACCCATGTAGATGTTGCTATCTCTCATTGCGAATAAACGATTAGAACCATCTAAACCATGAACAGCAGTTACTTTGTAAGCTGTACCTGGGATTGTGAACTCTCCATCAGCATAAGCTAATTGGCTTGCACCGTAGTTGAAATAGTTAGCGTTTACGAAACCGTCAACTAATGCATCGAATGCATCCCATCCACACCAGATACGAACGTCTTTCTTACCCTTAACTCTTGCAGGGATAGCGTTTTTGATGTTCTTAACGATAGTCAAAGCGTTTGCTGCTGTGATACCTGTTGCCGCTGTGATAGATGTAGTGTTACCTGCGATTGCAACACCAGAAGCATCGATCAATTTGTTTAAACCGTCAAACTTGTTTAAGTTAACGTCTGCGCTTGAAGTATCTCCTTTCCATAAAGCGATTTCTAATTGCTCAGCAATGATACCTGCTTTAAGGTCTGTGTATTGTTTTTCGAAAGGAATTGCTTCAGGGATAGAACCTGCAGACAATGCCAATTGAGTGTATTTTGCTTCTAATGTCTTAGGACATAAAGACTCATGAACTTTGAATTTACCAACGATAACAGTTCTTTGAGTGAATGCAGTTGAACCTGAACTGTTGAATCCACAAGTACCACCTTGTTGGAAAACAGCGTCAGAACCTAATACGTTGATAGTCTCTGCGCTTTTTACGCCTGCCATCACGTTACCTGCTGATTGAATAATGCTTTGAGTCTTTGCATCGAACAAAGACTTTGTAACTAACAAATCCTTATTTTGGATAGTATAGTTTGATAATGCTGAAACGTCAAATCCCATTTTATTACTTTTTTAAGTTTTTTATAATTATTTTTTAATCTCTTTTAAAGCAGCTACAACTTGGTTGAAGCGATCTTCTTTTGCTAAAGCCTTTTCGTTTGTGAATTGGTTTGCTGTTGGTTGTGCAGGTTCTGCAACAGGAGCAGCAGCTAATTTTTCAACGATTGATAACAACTGACCGATAGCCTCTTGTTGCTTACCGATAGTTTGTTCAGCAGCAGCGAAACGGCTTTCGTATGCAGCAAACTTTTCTTCGTATGAAGTGAATTTACCTTCGATTGCTTCGAACTTGCTGTTCATGTCGCTGTTAACTGATTGGTCATCGCTTGGTTCGCCAGGTGCAGAAATCTCAACGATTTTGCCATCCTTAGTTTCAACGATTGTACCGTCCTGTAATTTATGCTCACCGTCAGGTGCAGGAGTACCATTCATTGTAACCGCTCCGCCAACTTCCAATTTGTCAACGCTTATTTTTGTTCCATCTTCTAAAATGTAGTCAGTCAATCCGCTTACGTCTGGATTGCTACCATCAGCCGCAGGAGCAGCAGGAGCAGCAGGCGCATCCGCAACCGCTAACATCACTTTGATTTTGTTTAATTGTTCTTTAAAATCCATTGTTAACTTTTTA